AATTGCAATGCTTAAAGCATCAAATGGAACAACAACAATTGAAGGCGATAAAGAACTACTTCGTTATGTAGACATATCAGGTTATTTCTTTAAGAAAGAACCAATATCACGCATACAATCAAGTAAAGCTCCTACATCGGCTAAAGAAATGTTTTTAGCAGAACCTAAACCAGACATTAGTGGTATTGTACCAATTAAACCATTAACACCTGAGCAATTAAAAGAACTAGGAATAATAATCGATATAGATGTAACAGATTGTAAAAACTTTAAAGAAGCATCTAAAGTACAAGACCAAATTATAAATGGAGATGTTAAAATTAACATTATAAAAAAATGAGAAAAAGACATTCATAAATTTGGATTCCTAAAAAATCTTTCGTATATTAAAGTATAAATTTAAAAAGATAAAGGTTATGACAAGTATTACAATATTAGAACAAAAATTATCCCAATTACAAGAAAAAAGAAATGAAGCAGACCTAGTATGCGATAAATTAGAAGCTTCGAGAGGCGACCTGTTAACAGCCATGTTTAACGAAGTATTCGCACCAGCATTAGAACCCACTGATGTATTAGTGGTATCAAGTGATAGAGTTCAATTCACAAGACCGGAACCTGGACGTAGCTACCTCAAAGAAGTATTAGATTTATATTTTAGATCTGAGGATTGGAGAAGTGAATTAGCAACAGATATTCAAACCTCATTTTATTCCACAACGGATAATTCAGAATTTGAACTAAGAAGAATGATTCTGTTAGGCAAGGTAGGACAAATTGTATTAGACCAATCACAAGACATACTCCAGAAATTCAATGCTATTAAATCAGACACACAAGCCGAGAGAAGTCAAGCCAGAACAATAGCGTGGGATTTGGGGCGAGAAATAACTACAGTGAAATCCCAGATTCAAGGTATAGAGGAAGAAAATCTACTCACTCAGTTAGAAACAGAAGGAATTGAATTTGATGGAGATGATTTACATAAATTACCATCACTAGATATAACAGTAAATCATTACATTAGCCGAGTTAAACACATACGTGTAATAGACAAAACCCCCTCAGGCAAATCATCAGACATTGAAGTAAAAACAATTGAACAAATTTGGGATAAGGATACACAATCATATGTTACTAAAGAAGTAGATAGATTTTTCTGTAAGGTGAGAATGTCAAATATTAAAGCATTCATTAAACATAATTCAACTAAAATATTAACTACATCATAACCTAGTTTTTTAATGTTGGGGGGAGGGATATATTAACCTCCCTCCTAATTTAAAGGATTAGGAATCCTAAATATTTTTTCGTATATTTCGACATATTAAAAATTAAGGTTATGTTTTCACAAGATGATATTTACAAATTAAGTTTAACAAAACATCATGTTAAACGAATAGTAACTCAAAAAGAACCCTTAGGGGGTATAAATGACTTTTGTAATTTAGTTAGATTTCAACAAAAAAATCCAAACTTATCTTTACAAGAAGCATTTGAAATAGTAGTATATTTAACTAAATTCAATTAGGATGAGAGATTTTTTTAATGCTTTAGGATTTTTTGCATTTTTTGCGATTATCATTTATTTACTATTTCATCCCAAACATTGGTGGAAGACATGGATTGTTGTAATTGGATTATATGTAATTGGTTCATATGGAAAAGCATACCATGAAGAACATAAACATGACAACTATGATCATACACCTGGCTCTGTGTATTTTGAAGAAAGTTTAAAAAATGAAAATTGGAGATAGTTTTAAAGTTTGGATTTTTAAGAGATCTTTCGTATATTTAAGTATAATAAAAAGATAAAAATTAAGGTTATGCTAGTTACAAAAAGAAGAGGAAGACCAAGTAAACAACAAAACATTAAACCTATTCCGAGTTTAATTGATTTTAAAAATATTACTACATTAGGTAATTTAAACATTGATAAGAGAATGCTTGAATCAATGCCTACAAAATCAAAAACAGTAGATGAATTTTTAAGTCATGAACAAGGCATTCCATGTGCCTCAAACATTATGGCAATTGGAGATCCGGGTGTAGGAAAAACAACAGTGTTATTAGATATTCTTTCTAAAATAGAAAAAACAGGAAGAAAATGTCTCTTTATTTCAGGGGAGATGGGAGAAAAACAAATGTTTAAATACACACAACGTTTCCCTCAATTTGAAAATATTAAAACATTGTTCTTATCTAACTATTTAGAGTTCAATACCAAAGATGTAATTGAACAAGGGATGGATATTGGTTTTGATCTGATTTTAATTGATTCTATAGCTGAAGTGATGGGTGGTGTTAGAGATGATAATGGTTGGGATAGAAAAACTGCCGAATCATGGTTAGTTGAAAATTGTATGAAACAAAACAAAGGTGAAAACAAAGAAAATAAATACACCTCATTTCTACTAATCCAACAAGTGACGAAACAAGGGGATGCAGTTGGATCAAATAAGTTGAAACATATGACAGACGCTACTCTTGAGATGAGAAGAGAATCTGAGAGAGATGGAGGAGGAGTATATATGGAATTTACCAAAAATAGAAATGGATTAGTGGGTAAAAAGTTGATGTTGGATTTAAATACAAACAACATTCATTATAAACATATAGTTGGTCTCGAAGAATAGTTTCTATATCAAAAATGGTGTTTTTGGTGGGGTTGCCAATATTTATAATCATGATAGGAATATACAAAATAACAAGCCCCACTGATAAAGTTTATATAGGACAGTCCGTTGATATAGATAAAAGGATAAAAAAATATAAATGGATATCCTCTACATCTAAACAACCTCAAGTATTTAGATCTATACAAAAATATGGATGGGAAAAACATAAGGTGGAGGTTATAGAGGAATGTGAGATTGGAGAGTTGGATAAAAGAGAAGCATTTTGGAAACAAAGAATACTAGATGAAATAGGATGGGAAAATGTATTATTTTGTAAAATACATGATTGTGTTCAAAATAAACCCCTACCTCAATCTATTAAAAATAAAATAAGTGAAAGTAAAACCGGTTCAAAGCTATCACCAATAACCATACAAAGGATGGTAGATAGTAGAATTAGAGGAAAACATTGTAAACCTGCTTATCAATATGATTTGGATGGGAATTTCATCAAGAAATGGAAATATAGAGAAGATGCTGAGGTTCATTTTAGTGGAGGTAATAAGAGTAATATTACAAGTTGTATAAATGGTAAACAGAAAACAGCATATGGGTTTGTTTGGAGTAGAGAGAAAATAGATAAATACAAACCATCTTTACCACACCAAAAAACAATATACCAGTATAATAATAATATGAAACTTATAAAAACTTGGAACAACCTTTCAGAAGCTGAAAGGTATTATAATCCAAAATCATTTGAAAAGAACAAATATGGTTCAAATAATATAAGAGCTTGCATAAATGGAAAACAGAAAATAGCATATAAATATATTTGGTCGACAACATTACTTTCATAACCAAACAACTTGAGCCCCTTTTTAGGGGCTCTTGTTAATTAAAAGTTTGGATTCACAGGAGAAATTTCGTATATTAAATATGTTAAGAAAGAAAAATAATTTTAAAAATTAAAAAGTTATGTTAAATTTAAGTAAAAGTGGATTTTTGACAATGGATGAAATTAAAGAAAACGCACCAAGCATTTTCACAACAACCTCATCACCAGACACCTCAGAAAAATACACTCACATTCCAACTTCAGTTGTGATTGAAGATATGGAAAAGTTGGGGTGGAGGGTAGTTGATGCTAAACAAGTTAAAGCACGTAAAGGTGTTGGTTTCCAAAAACATTTACTAGTATTTCGAAATAATGATGTTGTAATTAATGGTGTGGATGGTGATATAGTGTTTCCACAAATTCTTCTAACAAATTCTCATGATGGAAAAAATTCATTTACCTTCACTGCAGGGTTATTCCGAATGATTTGTGAAAATGGTTTGGTTGTTTCAACCCAAGAGTTTGAAAATGTAAAAATGCGTCATATGGGTTATACGTTTGGAGAATTACAAGAACGTATTAAAGAAATGGTTGAGCGTTTACCTTTAACAGTTGAATCTCTAAACAAAATGAAACAAAAACAAGTGGAAGAGAAAGTAGCAATCAAATTTGCTAAAAAAGCACTTACAACACGTTTCACTGAGGATCAGATTAAAGTATTTAAAATTGATTTTAAGGAACTAATTAAACCTATTCGTAAAGAGGATGAAGGTTCAGATTTATGGAGTGTATTTAATGTAGTACAGGAAAAAATCATTACAGGTGATTTTACATATCTATCAGGTGGTAAAGAACGTAAAGCCCGTCAAATCAAGAACTTCAATCAAGATTTGAAAGTAAATAAAGAGTTGTTTGAAATGGCTCTTGAATTATTATAAAAAGTTTAAAATTAAATTGGGGTTTCAAGTTTGGGATCCCAATCTTTTTTTCGTATATTTAAGCATAAATAAAAAAAGATAAAGGTTATGGCAACAAGATCAAACATTGCAATTGAGAATCAAGACAAAACAGTATCAGTTATTTACTGTCACCATGATGGTTATATTGATGGCGTAGGAAAACTACTCCAGGAAAACTACAACACAAGAGAAAAAATGGAGGAATTAATTGCTTTAGGTGATATTTCTTCATTAGGAGAAACAATAGAAGAAACAGTAGCATATCATAGAGATAGAGGAGAGAAATTAAAAAAACCAATAAAATGTGAAACCGTTGAAGTTTATTTTGAGGATTATGATGGTGGAGTTGATTATTTATATTGTTTTACTTTAGATGGACAATTTCTTCTTAAACATAGTAAATCAAATCAGGTTACATATCTAAAATTAGCATTGAATGGTGAAGATGTTTTATAAAGGAATAATCAACCCAAAATCATATTCGTATATTTAAGCATAAGAAAAAGAAATAAATTAAAAAGATAAGTTATGAAAACAATAGCACAAGAATTGAAAATTAAAGATTTTCCATTTGAAATTACCGATACAAACAACAATATAATTTATTGTGAAGATTCAAATGGTTATTGGTTTAAAAAAGAATTTGATGAAAACACTAACCAAATTTATTTTGAAAATTCACATGGGTATTGGGTAAAAAGAGAATTTGACAAAAACAATAACGAAATTTATTGGGAAACATCAAATGGTTTTTGGGTCAAACGTGAATTTGATAAAAACAACAACAAAATCTATTATGAAAATCCAGATGGTTTTTGGGAGAAACGAGAATTTGATAAAAACAATAATGAAATTTACTATGAAGATTCAAATGGTTATATTATTGACAAGCGCCCCAAATCAACCCCTGAATACACAATGGAAGAATTAGTAGCAAAGTTAGGTTACAATTTTAAAATTAAAAAATAAAGGACAAGGGAGCGCAAGCTCCCTTTCGTATATTTAAGTATAAGAAAAGATAAATAATTAAAAAATAAAGGTTATGGCAAATATGAGTTATTGTAGATTTAGA